AGGAGCGGTAGGGGCAGGGGCAGGGGCAGGGGCAGAGGCAGGGGCAGGGGCAGGGGCAGGGGCAGCAGTGGTAGATGATGCTGGCGCTGTGGTATCTTCTGCTAATGCATATAATAATTCTGCTGCATCAACAAATCCTTTTTTTACTAAAATATTTGCTTCACGAATAATCATGTCATCATATAATTTAGATGATGTACTTTTTTTATTTACTAATTGCACTTTTTTCTTTAAAGAATAAATAGTTTCAATTAAAGATTCTAATTCTTTTCCAGCAAATAATTCGCCCTCTTCAGAGCGAAGAAGTTTTTCGGCAGAGTCTAATCTTCCTATTATTTTATTTCTTTGCTTTTCAATTATTTTTTTCTTTTCATTAGAAGATAATTCTAATGCAGCACTATCTTTTGCCGCATTGAAATCTAATGATTCATTCTTTTCTTCTACTTCTTGTTTAGGATGTTTTATTTGTAGAAAATATCCAGGACCTAAATTATCATTAGTATACCAAGTTTGTGCAAATTTATATTTCAAATGATTACCGCCTTCATAAAATCTTAACCAATTTAAAAAGTCATATGATTCAGTTTCACCCCAGTTGGCTGTAATTTCTTTAATCGAATTAACTCTATCTTCACCCTGTCTTTCTTTATAATAAATGTCTCTTACTGCATTTAGCCACTTATCTGTATTATGTTGTCCAGGTATGTGTGTATAATAATCTATATTAGGATAAGCTTGTTTTGAAATATCATTACTAAATTTAGTATAATCAATTGAGTTTTTATGAAAAAATTCATACATAGAATTAATTTTATTTTGTATTTCTAATTCACTATTATATTCTTGAGAATATGGAATATCATCAGAAAAACGTGATAATGCCAACATATCATTTTCTGAAAGTAATTGAGTATTTTTTCTAAAATTTTTTATGCTCATAATTTACTCATTGATTCTTTTAGTAATAGTTTCATTTAATAATTTAACTTCAGCTAGCTTCATATCAGTATTAATAAACTCTTTTTCTGGAGCTTTTAGTTTTTCCATTTTTTGATTAAAAACTTCCATAAAATATAAAGAAGTTTCTAAATCCATTTGAGATAAAACTTCTTTGATTACATCATGAAATACCGAAATATGCTGATCTACAACCTGTAAAGTTACATTATGTTGTACAATTTGATCTGCTGGAGATTCTGTAAATTTATAATATTTTTCTAAAATATTTCCTAGTGTATCAGCATACTCAATCAAAAGCCTATCAACTCTTGTATTTATATTTCTAGGATCTTCTTGAATTTCATCGAATACTTGAGCTAATCTAGTTTCAATAGCAATACAAAGATTAGAAATAATTTTTCTAACATCTATTTCTTTATCTGCTAATTCTAGCATTTTGCTTTTATAAGCAGAATTATTTTGAACAGATAAAGATAATTGATCTTCTGTGCTAAGATTAACTGCTTGCTTAGATTTAGATATGTCTTCTTGAATAAGATTGTACATATCTAAATAGTTGTCTTGAAAACTTTTAATAGATTTTTCAGATATAACAAACTTAGCTTCGCTAACATTAGTATATTTAGCTTTTAACCAATCATTAATATCCTTAGATGAAATGCCAATAACTAATTTAGATATTATTTCATCTTTGTCTGGATGTTCTAATATTTTTTTTAAAGCTGTTTTATTCATAAAATTTTAATAAATGGTTACAAATACATGCAAAATTATATCCAGATTATAACTAAGTTATGTATTTTATAACTAATAAAACAGCTTTAAATTAATTTAAGAATTACTTCCTAATCTTCCTTCACGAGTATCAAATATTGCATGTGAAGCTACCCCAACACCTTGTGTTTGATTGGCTACATCTCCTCCAGGAACTTTGCCACCATTTTCTAATGTAAATCCAGATTCATAATTATAAACTTTTTTATCCAATCCACATTGCCACATGTGCTCGCCTACTCTAGTAATTTGAGCACCAGCATGATCTGGGCAATATCTTGTGCTTAATGGATGCTCTAAAATTCTATAACTTTTAGTCATTTGACTATCATTAATTTTTTTTTCAACATCAGCTAGTTTATGAGTTTCAGCTAATTCTTTATTTGTATTTTTATATTTTTTTGCTAATTCTTCTAATCTATATTCACCAGCTGCTTTTTTTTCAGATAATAAAGAAGGAGTCGCTGCAATAGTAAGTAATAATTCATCTAATACAGAAGCTTGTTTTTTTAATTCACTATCGCCTGAGGCGTCAAAAATGGCAGCAAGAGATGCTATTTGCTCTACTGATTCTGGAGTAATTTTAGACTCAGCTGCAGGCTCTATTTCTTCAACTTCATCAGCAGCTTGTTTTAAAAGTGCGGCAGCTAAAACACAAGACTCTGCAACAACCTTCATACAATCTTCATTGTATTCAGATAATAATAAAGCTTCATTATTTGAGCTTTCTAACCAAGAGGCAATTGCATTTAGCATTTCAGATATTCTCATTATAATTTTCCTTATATTAACTTATTATGATTCTAGAGCCATAATATCATCTATTGTATATTCTCTTAACACATCTGAATCTATACCATTTAGAATACTAACAATATTAGTTGTAAGATTTCCTTGTGTTATTGCATTAACCATAGGAACTAATAATTTATTATCAGTAATAATTTTTTTCTTTGAATTATCTAAATTACTGCTAATATATGATGAAACTTGTGGAAATGTTAATTTTGGTTCTGCAGCAGGGGTTGATGGCTCAGGGCTACCAAAATATTTTTCTGTTTTTAATTGCTCTTTACTTCTAGATTCTGCAACTTTGGAAGAAATATAGCTTCTTAATACTTCTACGTTGTTTCTTATGCCCTGTAACTGTTTCCATTCATCATCTACTTTTTTAGCAATAATATTTTCTAATTCATCTCGATAGATATCAACGTTTTTATATTTTTCCTCTATTTCTTTTCTTATTTTATTTTCTATTACAGACTTTGGGCTTCTTAAGATATAATCTTTAAGTTGAGTATCACTACGAGAATCGTCAGACCATAATTTTTTAAAAATTGGAGTATACCAAGTATTTTGTATTAAAAGTACCATATCTGGTGATTGCTTAATAAATTCATTATAGAATCTTGCCTCTCTATCTAAGATTCTAACTACACCATGATATGATTCAGATGGCGTCCAGTCATTTGGAATTAAATCTGTTACAGATAAAAATTGTGCTTTGTTATGCTCTAATAATGGACGTACAACTCTTTCAGTATTGTCTAAGGGCAATAAGTCTTTAATTTTAGATTCTTGGTCTATTGTTAAGAATTTTTCTGATTTTACTTTATTAATAACTTCTCTAGCTTTGTTTGATGCTCTAGATAAAGTATGTAATGTATTAGTAATTTTACCTATTTTATCATTAATATTTCCTAATACTAATGAATTAACTTCTCCAACATAATGATAATTTTTCATTGCCATATAAAAATTATAATAAGTATTTATTATATGTAAATAGTTTTTTCTAGTATTTTGAAATACGTCTTCTCCACTTTTATTAGAAAGTTTGAATAATAATTCATGAACTTCATTTAAATTTTTACATAAATCATATAAATTGGAGCCGTCATTTAATTCGTTAATTAAATTATCAATTTGTATTACATAATTTATTACATCTAATGATTCTGGTCTTAAAGGCATATCTTTCATTACTAAACTAGACATTGGAGTACCAGTATACTCTTCAATAGTTTTTTCTTTTTGAGAAAAGAAATCTTTAAGACTTTCATCTTTTTTTGCTGCTGCTGCAGGAAACTTTACAATAAAGTCTTGAAATTCTGGACAAGTATCTATAGCTTGCTTCATGGCTGCTAAAATTTCTTTTAATTTTACCTGTGCCTTATCAATATCCATATATTCGGCAGCGGCAACAGCCATTTTAAGCTCAAATTTTCTTGCTATTTTAAATAATTTATTTAAGTTACTCATTGCTTATCCAAATATTTTTGCATTCATGAATGATGCGCCTTCATAAGTTTCATCCATATTCTTTCTATATGATGGTCTACAATTTCCATATTGGTCTTGATAAACCTTATGTACAGGTAATCCTGTATGTCCACAAATCATATGTTGACTACTAGCGCTTTTAACCATTAAAGAACAGCCAGATGATTCTGAAGATGCGGTTGCTACTTTACTACCAAGTCCATTCATAAAAATTTGGAATGCAGTTGCATATGCCTTTGCATCGCCTGTATTTAATAATACATTTAATGCATCTTCTGCCTTAGCAGTATTTCCTTCAGCCATAGCACTCTTAACATTTTCAATTAAATCACTTGGCTTCAATCCAAATTGAGGAGAAGCTACTGCTGCAACTTTATTGTCTGTTTCATTGTTTATATACAATTTGCTAATTGAACTCTTATCAAATGAAGACATCGATCCATTGCATATTAATAAAGATGGCTTTTGTAATTTTCCAGATGCTAATTTAACTGGAACTGTAAACGCTACTCTACCAGCATCTAAGGATACTGCATAATAAATTGTATTTTGATCGCTTGAAGTAACAGTAATTTGAGGATTCTTATAACCAAATCCTAATAAATCTCTTGCAATATTTTCTCTTGCAAGTTTAACTTTATCTTCTCCAAATTGGAAAGAAGCTTGACCATAAGAAGATGCAAATTTGGTTTCAAAAGATTCGAACTCATTATATTTAGGAAGTTCAACATCTTTTTCAGCTACAGCATCAATATTTAAACCTATAACTTGATTTTGTGAAAATTCAGTATCAGATCCTCTTGAAGCCTTAAGTCTAATAAGGGCGAGTTCTGCATCACTTACTTGTCTATTTTCAGATGCAGCTGAAATTAATGTTTCTAAAATAACTGGAGCATTAATTTTTAATTTTGAGCCTGCATTCTTCTTTAAATAATCTTTAACATTTGTATTATTAAGCTCTTGAGGTCCAGAGTTACCCATGAATACGGCAGCATGAGCTAATTTATTATTAGAAATTTCTACTGGAACATAAAAACTTGTTACTCCCTTTGGAGTCTCATAATCTGCTTTGATTACTAAAAACTTATCATTGCCATCATCTACTTTGATTGATGTTGGCTTTAAATTCCAGGCATCTAATGTTGAATTTACTTCTTTAGTAGCCTTATCTGCTAAAGATTGAGAATACATTTTTAATGGAAGATGCTTATCAAATACACTGTTTAAAGCATTAGCTAAAATAGGATCAGCTGATTCATAAGGATTAAGCTCCGCATCTACATGATTATTAACATAAGATTGTTCATCATCTTGAGCAGATACAGTCAAACCTAATTCATCTGCAAATAAAGTTGCAAATTTAGTATTACGAGAATATAATTTATTATAAAGATCTTTTAGTTCAGCCTTACGAATAAAAATAGTGTTATTATCAACCATTTTATCAATAACTCTTGACATTGTTCCAATGGTCTGGTCTTCTGGATAGGCTGCTACGTATTTAGCTAATTTTGAAGCCAAAAGTGGAGTAGCTACTTTTTCGTTATTATCAATATTCTTTGCTAAAGAACCAATTAATTTATTTATATTTTCGAAGCTCATTTAAGCATCCTATTCCGTATGTTTAGGCTAATTCTGGGTATTTATTTAATACCTCTTTTTTAACTGAAAGAGGCAGTTCTTTTAATAATGCTAAAACTAAATTTTTATTTTCAGCTAATTTAGAAGGTAAGTATTCCTTTACTTGATCAAGTTCAGTTTGAGGAATACCTAATTTACTTGATGCAATCTTAACAAGAGGGTCGCCTTTATAAGAAATTTGAATCGCTCCTGCTGTCTTTATTACATCAACTTGCCAAGGAGATGCGGTCTTTGACTCTTCTTCTGGTTGATATAAGGCAATAATATAATCACCATCATCTGCACTATGAACTTGCCATAGATTAGAAGAGCTATCATCTCCTCTAAATTTAACAATATCAAAGGCTACAGATTCTAACTGGTCCTTAACATCTGCTAATTTATATGCTTTTTTATAAATTTTAGACTCTAAATTTGAGTAATCTATTCCGAACTTTGACATTAAGTCTCCCATTATATATAATAATACCCTAACATAGATAAATAAATATTGATAACTATTGTATACTTAATTAGTCAAAATTATGCCTAAAAATACATTTTATACATTTAATTGATTTCTTTTTTCTTTACGATATTCATTAAAACAACTTTTACAATAAGTATCTAACCCAGATTTTGTATTTTTATTTATTCTAAATAAGTTAATAGTCTTAATATTCTTACATCTTCCACACTCTTTTAATCCCTCATCTGAATTATAATATAGCTTATCTTTTTTATTAGGCATTATCTTATTAATTTTATATAATCCATCTTTCTGCTCTATAATAGATTTTTTACGATGGCACAGAGCACAAAGAACTTGACATTTATTTAGTTCTTCATAAAGCACATTAGTCTTTCTACTTTTTAATTGGCAAGCATTATATAACTTTGTAGAAGGATCAATATGATCAATTTGCATATTAAATGCTTCATATTTATTACTACAAATTGTGCAAGGCTTATTTTTAAAATTATTTATTATTTCAATATTCCTTAATTGATGAGCTTTATATTTTCTAATATTCCCTAATGATTGGTTAAATCTGTCAAATGTTCTTTTATTGTGGCATAGTAAGCAAACTAAATCGCATTTTTTTATTTCTTCTATAATTAATATTTTAGGAGTATTATCTAATACCATCCTAGATACATCTTTGATTTTGTTGCCTTTTTCTACATTATGGTCATAATCCATACAATATGGTTCATATATTTTGCCACAATCATAACAAGGAACGTTAGATTTTATTTCATAGAACCATTTAATACGGGCTGCTCGTTTAGTATTTGTATAATTACGTAATTTATTTAAATTATTTCCTCTATATAATCTTCTATATTGAGCCCAGCACTCTCTACATCTTCGATCTAGTCCATCTTTACAGCTAGAGTTTTGACTAAAAAACTCCTTATTTCTATAAACTTTACACTTGGTGCATTGTTTCATTTCACCATTTTTCTTCACGACATTCTTGCATTCGCTTTAATATTTGCTTAATATTCTCGTCGGTCTCTATGATTTTACGAATCTTTTTACGAGCACCGCCGTAGACCTTCTTGCCATTCCTATAGTCTACATTTCCATTTAAACTTTTAGTAATAGAGCTTTGATTTACATTTAACATCTTAGCTATTTCCATTTGAGTATAGCCGTCAGAATATAGTCTAATTACTTCTCTTTGTCTAGGAGTTAATAAAGTGTCTACAACTCTCCAAAATTCTTTTTTTAATTCATCTTCTAAATCAATTAGATCTTCATTGTATGCAAATGGATTTAATCTAGCAGAGATGCTGTCTTCGTTGCAGAATGATTCCATCATGTCGTTTGAACAAACGGTCTCTAATAAAACATATTGGTAAGAGTCACTTCTATTTTTTCTTTTTTCCACGCCGCTCTCCTAGAGGTTTAAAATTTTATATTATGCCTTAATAATATTTCTCTTATTGTTGTCTTACTGCAACAATATTTTTTAGCCAACTCATTTCTACTTACATTGCCAACTTCATACTCTTTACATATATTTAATTCTTCTTCAATAGAAAATAATTTTTTAGTATTTAAACTATTATGATAATTATTCTTTCTTTTATTTACATTATTTCTTTGTAATATATCATCAATTAATGTTCTATTGCAGTTAAATTTTTTACCTAAAGCATACATTGAGTATTCTTCCTCTAGATATAGTCTACAAATTTCTTTCTCTGTATCTTCTGTAAATCTTCTTATATTTTTTCTTGGTTTTCCAATTTGAGATTTAGAAATTTTTGATTTCCAATCATTATCAAATTTTTTACCATAGTTTGTTCCAGGCTTACCTACAGAGGCTTTAGCTATGTTACTTTTCCATTCTTCTGATAATTTTTTGCCTTTCATGTGGTTAAAATTAGACTTGTAATATCTTTTCAAACTTTCTGATATTTTTTGCAAAACTTCAGGTATACGTGGAGTTGTATTGCCCCCAGCATTAATATTGTAGCCTTTATCTTGATTTCGGCTATCGTGCTGAATAATAGCTAACTCTTCTGATTTATCTGCATCTTTTTGCGTATTACAAGATGCTATTACTTTAAAAGTAAAATTATCTTCGCCGTATTTAGAGATGGCTCTAGTAATAATCTGATGCCCTCTCTTATATTTTGCGTTAGATTTATGTTGTGACCATCTTAACTTAGGATTTTTTGTTTGTCCTATATAAATTTTATTATTAATAATATTAGTTATTATATAAATAAAGTGCATAAAATTTTACTAAATAAGTAGATTTTATGCATAGATTAAAATTAGCTTTTAACTATAAAAGACAATTCTTCACAAGAATTATTTGATAGATATTCATCTACATCTTTATATGACTCTGTAATATAAAAATTATGTATATTTACATGTTTGCCAAATTTATCAATAATTCTTTTTCTTCCTTTTTCTCCAGCCTCATCATTATCTAATAGTAGGCACAAATTATTTGTATATCTAGAAATAAGAGAGACTTGATAATCTGACATTCCAGCGCTGCCAAGAGAGACTACATTATTAAATCCGCACTCTACAGCTTTAATTGTATCAAATTGACCTTCTACAATAAATGCACATCCTTTATCTAAAATATGTCTTTTATTTTCATATAATCCGAATAAGTGCCGACTTTTTGTAAAGTTGGTATTTGTATACTTCGATATTTTATTTTGCTTTCTTTCTTTTTCAGATAATAATGATCTTCCAACTATTCCTACTACATTTCCATAAACATCTTTATAAGGCATAATTAAAGGATGATGTTCAAAAAAAGAAAAATTAATTTTTCTTGGAAATAAGGAATCTTGAATTTCTTTACTATAGAATAATGAGTTATCATTTAAAATATCATTACCTACTAAAGAAGTTAGTACGGCTATATTTTCGATATTTGGAAAATATCCAAATTCAAAAAGTTCTTGGCTATTACTATTAATTCTAGCATTCAAATATTCTTTACAAGCTTGAGCTTCTGGATAATTATTTAATAAATATTTACAAGCTTCAATAATTTTAGATAGCATCTAAACCTCAAATATCTTGATTAGCTGTCTTTAATTTTTCTTTTAACATAATCTTAAATGGCTCACTTAAATGATTATGATTACTTTTACAATGAGGGCAAGATATTTCTTTATTTAAAATAATTGGTCTATCTTCTTTGAGACAGCGTTTACATTGTACTCCAAAAGAAATATTCTTCTTTTTTCTAAATTGTTTTGAAGATTTCATTTGTATTTTGGTAAAGTGAGTAATATTTGTTAATTCTTGATCACAAGAAGAGCAATATACTTTATCACTTGCAGGATCAATATATGGCTCCATTTGATCGCCGCAGCCTTTATTTGAACAAGTCATTAAAAATGGCATTTTTTATTCCTTAGTTTGCAACAATGCATCAATTAATTTAGTTGTATCTTTAGGATACTCAACATTTAAAATTACTTTTTGATCACCTAATCTATTTATACCCATTCTAGATATAATAAATTCATCATTATTTTTAGATAAAGGTTTAATATTTATACTAGTTTGTCCAAGCACAGTAGGAACAGATTTAGTACAACCTCTAATAGCTTCTAGTAAAGAAATATTCAAATTATAAATAACAATATTATTTTCTAATTTTAGATTTTCATCTTTAATTACATTAATAACTAAATGTACATCTGAAAACTGATCCATAGACATAAATTGTCCTGCAAAATTTCCCATTCCAGATAATCTTAAAATATTTTTATCTGATACTCCGCCAGGTATGTTCACAGATACAGCTGTAGTTGTATTCACATATCCTAATTCATTACAAGTTGTACATGATTTAGATTGAGTTCTACCAAAACATTTATTACATGTTTGTACAAATAGCATATTACCCTGTTGACTGCTAATTTGACCTTTACCCCCACATTTGTCACAACCATTACTAATAACTGTTTTGCCATTACCATTACAATCTGCACACTTATTTTCTCTATTAAATGAGAGATCTTTTTTTACACCTAAAACAGACTCTGCAAAAGTTATAGTTGTTTCTATTATAATATTATCAACTGATCTTGTTTGAGATACATTTTGATTTGCAAATGGATGCATATTAAAATGATCAAACGGATTGAATCCATGAAATCCTTGCATAGGATTAAATGCAGGCTCATCACTACCGCCTTTTTGAATTCTAGCGTATGCCTCATTTATTTTTTTAAATTTATCTTCTGACCCAGGCTCTTTATTTACATCTGGATGATATTTTTTAGATAAATCCCTATATTTCTTTTTAACATCCGATAATGATGTGTTTTCAGGAACTTCTAATATAGAATATGCTTCAGATAATCTCATTATTTTTTCTTTTTAATCTTATTTGTTAAAAGCATAGCAGAGTATAAAGCCACGCTTACACCATCTGCCATATCATAGCTTTCTGGTTTTATTTTGCCATTTTTATTTTTTTCATATGGAAATTTAATTCCTAAATGTTTAGAAACAAGCTCTGGCATATCTTCTTTTTTAGGAAGAATTTTATTTAATTTTAAACCATGTCTAATAGACATTACGCTATACATTTCTGGAGATTTAGATAAGTAATCGTGGCATAATAGTCCAATCATTCTATTAAATGAAGTTAAGGTTATAATAGTTTTTGCTGTAGATGCTCCAGACATAAATTGAATAATATCTTCAATTGCAATTATATCTGGCTGTACTTTTTCTAAAATTAATATAATTTTATCTCTTGTATGAGATAATCTTTCAATTATATTGCCTTTCTTAATTGGTTTAATATAATCGCAAGAAATAAATTTAATTTTAGAGTTATCCTCATCAATTTCTAAATGACAATATCCTATACAAGTAGAGCTTATATCAAAACCTAATATTTTTTTCATTAATATATGATATAACAAAAATATCATGATATTAATGAAAAAGGGCGAGATATCTCGCCCTTTAATGTTTTAATCTAAGGATTTTTTAATCAAGCATCATAAGATGGAAAGCTGTCTGAAAATTCATCTTCATCATCAGACATGCTTACTGCTGCAGTCTTAGTTTGTACAGTAACAGGCTTAGCTACAGCTTTCTTGGCTTGTGACATAATTGATTGCGTAGTAGTTCCACCATCTACTCCATTAATTTTATCTAGTCTCTTTTGAACTAGATCTGATGTTGGAGGTGTAACTCTTCGCTTAAGATCATCTAGATCAGCATTGTCTTTTAGAACTTGATCTGCAGCTGAAAGAGGTTCTTTAGAAATTGGTTGGACTGAATAGTATCCAGTAGCTCCACCATTCTTATCAACTACGATATCAATATCGTATTTGGTAGGATCGCCCCAGCGTTGAGTATTTCTTGCTAATTTTCTAATTTGAGAAAATACGGCAAATGAAACATCAAGAATCTTGTAAGTGCCAGTCTTACGGCTAATTACTCCTAGAAGCCATCTTGGCTTTGCTTTATCGCCTAGAGAGCACAAAGGGCAGCCGCCATGAATGGCTGAACAGTATACTTTGTTACCATATCCAGGATCGCCTTCTTTCTTGTACTTATGAACAAGGTATTGATAAGGCTGAGTTATAAGCCTCATTTCATTTGAACCTTCATCAAGTCTAAGAAACAAGTCTTTTGCATTTGAGACGGTTTTTGATGAATCTCCAAATACGTCATCACTCCAATTAATTTCACCGAAAGTTGTATTCATTTTGATCTCCTAACTGTTATTTATCGACTGTACACTAAGGTACTTTATTCTATTTAACATTATAATCAGACGTTATTTATTATTAACACATCAGCGTGTAAACTTTACATAACGAGTTCTCATATGATCTGTAGTACGAGCAAATTTAACACTTACCTTTTTAGCACGAAGCTTGTTAACAACTCTATTTAGTACAACTCTCAAAGCACTTGGCGATCCTGGCAAAGTATTTGCTTGACGCTTACCTACAGCCTTTACTAGGGCTGCAGATAAATCAGTCATTGTACCTGTCCAAGTACGAGAGCTGTGCTTGCGGAGTACACTTAATACGTTGTTAAAAACTACTTCATCTACACTTACTTGCTTGTTATTTGATACCATTTTATTCACCTTACTTATTAATTGTTAATTTATTTTACTAAAGTTGAGAGTTTGTTAGCATTAAAAACTAAACTTCTAATACTAACAACTCTGTGCCATGGAAGCCACATATCTAATATTAATTCTTTTGGAGAAGAAGTCAATACCTCTGAAAATGTTTTTATTATTTCTTCCTCTGAAAGATCAGAAAAAACGCCTTTCGCCATAATAAAACCATTTTGTGAGTCTGGCTTATCTATAGCTATAAATTTTTGAAAAGAATTTTTTTTATTTGATGCTCCATCTTGAAGCAAAGTAATTAAATATGCCGGCTTTTTATTAACAGAAGCTACTGATGGAAAACCAGAAACTGTACTTACTGTAAAATCTTTATCCATTATTTTGCCTTTCTACTTTTTTTCTTTGGTTCTTCTGTTTCTTCAGAATCAGTTGAATTTTTATTCTTTAATGCTTCTTGCTCTTGACGCTTTGTTTCCCATTTATGATCACGGGCTTCACTAATTTTTAGCTTTAACTCTTCGGCTAACTCTGCATTTTCTTTTATAGCTTCACAGAATTTACCAAATCCAACCCATTTCATTTCACCATATTCATGTGTTACGCTAGTTGGTTTTGTTACTATATTATAGTCTAAAGCCAATTGAGCTATTTCTTCGTGCTTATCAATAACGCCAACTCCGAAGTCAACTTTAAATTCACACTTTCTTGGCCAAGGACCAAACTTGCTCTTTTCAATAGTTGCTCTAATAGTTTGACCTATCTTATTATCCTTATCATCAAGTATCTTTGCATCAGCACGATTAACTGGCTCAAAATATACGTTAGCACTCAAAAAGTGTGAATATGTATTTCCACCAGAGAATGTATGGTCTACGCCATAAGGATCCATATTTGCCTTTTTATGATTAATAATAATAAATGGAACCTTTGCCTTACTGACTTCTAGCGAGAGCTTTCGGAAAGTAGTGGTTAGGAATCTGGCAAGTAGTGCCATGTTCATTTTACCTACTACTGAAACGTCTTCGCCAGGAGGAATGATTGAGCCTAAAGAGTCTAGTACGACTAAATTAATATTAAATTCGCCTGACATGATTTTATCAAGCAGACCTTCTTTTGCCTTACCTTTTAGAATATGAGTTTTAGCATCTTCTTTAGGAACTCCTAAAACCATTTCAAAACATTTACGACCATTAACAGCAGTATCGCCATCGACAATAATTACTTTAGATGTATCTACGCCTATAGTTTCTGCCCAAGCAGGATCAAATGTTTGCTCTGCGTCAATAAATACCTGTTGAGCTTCAGGATCTTCTGCCTGTGCCTCTTTCATAGCAATCATTGCCATAAGGCTCTTGCCGCTGCCTGGAGCGCCATAATATTGAATTAATCGCCCTTTTGGAAGACCTCCTGATGAAAGCGCATCATCTAGTGCTAGTGTACCTGTTGAGATTGCTGGCAGCCTTTGCCCAACGGTTTCATGAGCCATTCTAAAATCTAACTGCTCTTCTGAATCTGCATAACTTTTAAAAAATGCTTCTAATTTATTTGACATTGTATCTCCCTATATTTTATAATTTCGGGCTAATCACTTGTGTACCAAGTATATATCGGACGCCCATTTTGTCAATTTATTTTATAAATCATTCGTATCCTTCTGGAATTTTTTCTTTAAGCTGCGTGGGGCTATATCCTAAAATAGTTTTTCTAAGCCCAGCGGCAATATCTTTATAGTGATGATGTGATCTGATCAAAATATCATATTTCTTTTCTAAAACCATTTTACTAGCTTTAGCTTTAGCTAGTTTAATTTGCACCTCTTCAACTTCAGGCGCCGATTCAGAAAACCATTTTTTCATATCTGAAGTGGTTCTATTACCATTAGGCTCTTGGTAATTTAACGCCGCTTTGTTTTTTGTAGCATTTACTTTTGTTTCTAAATACCCTACAGTCTTAACAATCTTGCCTAGATACTCTGTTAAAATATCGGCTCCACGTAAAGACTGTTGTTGTAACAGTTCTGCGTGAGCTAAATCAATAGCGTCTGTGTATTGTAATTTGGTTAATACTTGTTGAATTTCAGTTAAATCAAAACTTACAAATTCTTCTTCTAATTCATCGCCTAATAAATCGCCTAATCTTACTTTTTGGCTCATTACTTACCTCAATATTATTTTTGTTTTTTATCTTGTATTTTATTAATTTTATCGTCAAGTTCTTTCATTTTATCTTTCATTTGACTACATATGTCATCAACTTGACTGTGCATTTGTCTAAGATGTTGATGTTGAAAAATTGACATTAAAAATAAAAATACTTCAAAACTAGTTTGTCTTTTTGAAGGCGGTTTAAGAAACATAATGATTCCATTTTCATCTGTTTCAAATAAATCAGTAAATAAATCTTCGCCTTTATTTGTTGGGGTTGTATAAGATTTTACAATTTTCTTATACATCGCCCACTCATCATCAGTAAGATCTACTTTTTTATTGTCTATTACTTTCATTTTTCACCTTAAACTCTAGAGAATCCGCCCTTACCTCTAGCATTTCCAGATTCAAAATTGCGTCTAGAATCTTGTAGACGATTTTGTAATTGTTGTAATTTTATCATATCTGCTGGATTGCTTGTATGTCTTGAACCTTTGGCACTATTTGCCATATTTAGTACAACTGATGGTATTTCATCCTCATCTCCTAAACTATTATTTAATGATGATGATATTTCATTTCCAGAAAATAATGAACCCATCTCTGCTACTGCCTCTGGATCTGCATCTTCTAACATTTCTGGAGAAATATATTCATTTTCACCAGATTCATCAACTATTGATGTTGATCCTGCTCTTTTAATTTGTAAAGCAAGCCTTTTAAGATGTTCAGTTTTTTCGGCAGTACTACGAAAACCATCTATATTTGGTTTAACTGCTTCTGCTCTTTTAAAGAATTCATTTGTACGCTCTTCTTCTTGAATTTTTTCAGCTTCAACTTCTTGTTCTCCAGCATCAGTTTTTACTTTAACAGTAAACTTTTTATCTTTTCTATCTTCAAATTCTTTTAATTTTTCAGAAACTGTTACTTCTTCTACATATTTATTTAAATCTTCTTTTGGTAAGAATTCAATAAGCTTATCAGAATCAGTTTTTATAAAATTATAATTAGACAATAACCAATCATTTAATTGAGCTGGATATTGCTGTAATTTATCCATTACATCAGCCAATGATGATAAAAGATTTTTTAAATGCTCTTCCATAATATTTGACCCGCAAAATGGACAAATATTTTTATCAATAGCATATTTCCATTTAGGATTAATATCTACTTCGCAAGATATACATTTCATGATTATTCCTTATAATTTAGTAGTATAAGTTTATATATCAGTCAGTTTCTACTTCCGAATCTAAATCAATAAGACCCTGATCGTATAAATTATCCTCTATTTGTTCCATTAAGCTTTGGATATTATTTATATTTTTAATCTTAGTTATTTTTTCTTTTGACTCTTTCAATGAAACCTTTTTAGCTTTTAAGTCTTCTGGCACAGAAGGCATCTTTTTTATATCAAACAAATTATCAAAAATAATACCTACCTCGTCTTCATATAAATTTACATTCCCAGAAAAGTGTAAAGCAATACCAGAATCAAATACTGCCTTGCTATCAATTTGTTTAATTCTTTTCTGAACTTCTTTCCATCGATCAGGAAAAATAGTACAGCTACAATAATCGCCATTTTTATCTTCAATTACCGCTTTAATCATAGGATGACCATAATATTTGCTGGTTTCTTTTTTGACTTTAAATTCAAAGAATGTCTTTAAAATTCCTTTAATTGATTTTACATTAGACTTTTCCTTCATTTTTCTAATTTGACTAATTGTAAAATGTTCATCTTTAAAGAATGAATCATAAGCTGCTGCAGGTTTGCATATAAAAGCTTCTCCCATATAATGTTGCTCTAAAGCATATCGCTCTGCTACGCTCCATTCCTCTTTATTTTCCCATGGATATTTGAATTCCTCAGTACTAGGATCGTGTCTTTTTAGCCAGACTTGTAATTTCTTTCTATAGTCTGAAATGTATAAAAACATTAATTTTCTTGGCAGATTAAAGCTATCTAAAGCCCCACTAGCAATTAATGCCTGAATATTATTTGCTCTAACTTTTTTAGAATCTACTCTGACCATAAAATCAAATAAACTATTAAATGGACGTTTTTCTATAATTTCTTTAATTGCCTCTTCGCCTACAAATTTAATAGCATCTAATCCTGTAATTAACCTATTGTCACCTACAATTGCATAAGATAGTTTAGATTTATTAATATCTGGTGGAAGAATTTTTATTCTATTTTTACGTAATTCCTTTTTAATTTTTTCTATGTTTCTACTAGCATCTGGTGCATTTGAATTTACTTCCTGCATCAAGTTTGCCAACAAGAATTCAACTGGATAATGAGCTTTAAGGTAAGCTGTTTTATAGCTTATCATGGAATAAAGAACAGAGTGAGAGTTAGATGTTAACATTCCATTGGATAAATAATATTGATGATCGGGATGTTCGACCTCTAAATCGTATGTTTGATAATTTCCTACAAATGCAACAGACTTAATATTTGACATAGTAATACCTCGACTACACTATAATTATAATAATTAATAGCGCAACCACTAAAAATGAATCAATTATAAGAAGAGCCTATTTTATAAATTCCAGGCACATTAAAATTTAATATTCTAACAATTTCATCCAGACACTCTTTTTTAAAATATGAAGCGTCATTTTTTACCTTATTAATAATTTTTGTAGAATAAACGAATTGATCGTAAGATACTCGTATTAAAGTCCAAGTATTTTTTGAATATAATTATCTAATGTTCTATGCGATTTTCCCATGGCTACCTACTACGATTGATAAGTCATCTTTTAAAATTTGCCATAGTGGAAGCATTTCACCAGTCTCTACTGTTCTAAACTTATGATCTAGTGTGCATCTAACTTTTTCACCAGTTTCTAGTTCTACCTCTACAAGACGTAGAACCCCATGATCATGGTTATCTTTAACTTGAATAAAGATATCTTTTTGTGTAATCTCGTCTCTAGACCTTACGTAATCTCCTGGCACAACTTCACCTATTGGTTTTGACTGCAAGAATTTGCCGTCTGAAGTATAT